TGGCAATCCTGTCTACCAAGGCATTGACCAAAGCAAGCTAGTGCCACTCTTGGTCGCTACAATCAAAGAACTAGAGGCACGGATCACTGCCCTAGAAAACGCTTAATCGTAACCAGTCAGAAAAGGAGAAAGACATGACTGATACACCAACCGCAGAAGAAATCGCACGACACTACACAGCAATGGGTCACTCAGTTGACTTGATTAACGCTGGTCAACCAGAGGGCATGGACGATGCTGATTGGGCTGACACTGTGTCACGCAACGTAGAGCATCTACAGCTAATGGTGGCTAAAGACTTCTGGACTACAGAAGACATGACCGCTGCCAATGCTGCAATCGCAGCCCACTCTTAAACTTAACCTGAAAGGAGACCGTTATGAGTAAAAACGAAAAGAACCTCATCACTGTCAACGACATCGAATACAACATCGAGGACTTCACTGACGCACAGAAGGCTATGCTTAACCATGTGCAAGACCTAGATCGAAAGCTGGGCAATGCTCAGTTTAACTTGGATCAGCTTTCAGTGGGCCGTGATGCTTTTGTTAAGATGCTGGCAGATAATTTAGAAGCGCCAGCGGAAGACGACGCTGAGTAGCTCTGCGAACATAACGCAACTGGCCAGCTACATGCTGGCCTTTTGCATATTTGGCACAATGTGTTATATTGGCCTCAATTCCGTTTGCGAGAGGCGACAATGGCTTTAATTGATCTAAACATTCCCGCTGGCGTTTATCGCAACGGGACTGACTTGCAGAGCATGGGCCGCTGGCGCGATGCTAGTCTTGTCCGTTGGAATGATGGCGTTATGCGTCCAGTTGGCGGGTGGCGCACGCGGAACAATAACGCAGCCAACGCAACTTTGCGCGGCATGTTGACTTGGATCGACAACAGCAATGAGCGTTGGATCACGTCTGGGACGTACAACAAATTGTACGTTTGGTCCTCTACTGGTTCGCGGTATGACATCACTCCCGTTGGTTTGACAGCAGGCCGTGAGGACGCAATTTCATTCACAGGTTATGGCGGCGCAGAATATGGCGCTTACGCATACGGCATTGCACGGCCTGACACAGTTCGCATCCAGCCAGCGACAAGCTGGGACTTGCAGTCGTGGGGCGAATACCTGCTGGCCTGCAACGAAGACGACGGCAAGATTTACGAATGGCAACTCGGCACAGGCACACCCGCAGCGGTTTTGTCTAACGCGCCAGTAGACAATCTCGGCGTAGTTGTGACTGAAGAGCGCTTTCTGTTTGCGCTTGGCGCAGGCGGCAACCCGCGCTTGGTAAGCTGGTCAGACCGTGAGGATAATAATACATGGACGCCAGCCGCAACGAATGAGGCGGGCGACCTTGAGTTAAACACGTCAGGCGCGTTAATGAAGGGCATGACCGTTGCAGGTCAGACTTTGCTTCTGACCACACGCGATGCTCACGTTGCCAACTACATTGGCCCGCCATATGTTTACGGCATTGAGCGCGTTGGTACGAGCTGTGGCTTGGCTGCAAAGCAAGCTGCGGTTGTGGTTGATCGTGGCGCGTTCTGGATGGGTGTTAATTCGTTTTACGCATACACAGGCGGCGCTGTGCAGGAGTTGCCGTGTGACGTGGCTGACTATGTGTTTAACGACATCAACAAAGGTCAGGTTAGCAAGTCGTTTGGAATGTCAAACTCAATGTTTAGCGAGGTAACTTGGTTTTACCCCAGCGCGGCGTCAACGGAAAATGACCGCTACGTCTCATATAACTACGTTGAGAACACATGGACCATAGGCAATTTGGCCCGCACTGCAGGCATTGACCGTGGTGCGTTCCGCCAGCCCATGATGGCTGATCCAGCGGATTATAAAATTTACGAGCATGAGGTTGGCTTTGACTATGGTTCGCTCACTCCATTTGCTGAAACTGGTCCGTTCCGCATTGGCGCTGGCGACCAAGTTATGAGCGTGACTGAAATGTTGCCGGATGAAAAGTCGCAAGGTGACGTAAATGCCACCTTTAAGACGCGCTTTTACCCCAACGGCACTGAGCGCTCATACGGTCCTTACTCTATGAGTAACCCAACGTCGGTCAGGTTTACCGGGCGTCAAGTTCGTATGCGCGTTGAGGGTCAGCGCTTAGCAGATTGGCGTGTTGGCATTAACCGTGTTGACGCGGTTGCCGGGGGCCGTCGATGACGCAGCAGAACCGTCCACCAGAGCCAAGAGACAAAGACTGGCAGACTTGGGGCCGACGCCTCATGTCTTACTTGTCTCAAACGCGCTCACCGCTGGTCCAGCAGACTGGCGGCGAAAGCGCGGCTGACGATGGCACGCTTATGTGGGATCGAGTCAACCAATATCCAGTTGTGAGCAAAAACGGCGCGTGGGTGCAGGTTGTTCTGGAGGACGGCAAATACTCGGGAGCAGTAACAACCGACCAAACGGCTGTGGCTATAAACACAGCTTATGCTTTGACCTACACCTCCAGCACCTCTGACGGCATTGCCAACGGCACGCCAGCTTCGCGCATTGTGTTTGATGAGGCTGGTCAGTACATGATTAGCTTTTCGGCGCAGATTGCATCATCATCAAGCTCAACTGTAAACTTTTGGTTCTGGCCTCGCGTCAATGGTTCTGACGTTACTGGATCAACAATGAAAAACGCACTGCATCAAAACGGGTCTGTTTTGGTTGTGTCTCGCTCGGCCATATTTGAGCTTAACGCTGGGGACTACCTTGAGGCCATGTGGGCAGTGGATAGCACTACTGGTTTTCTTGACGCAACAGTCGCAACTGCGTTTGCGCCTGCCGCGCCTGCTTCAACTATAGTTATTACGAGGCTACATGGATAAAGAGCTTGAAAGATGTCGGCCTTGGATTGAAGCGGCGCTGGGTTATTCTGGCGGCACGCATGACTTCATTGACGTGGCTGAGAATATCTACAAAGGTACGATGCAGTTGTGGCCTACGCCAAAGGGGTGCATAGTAACTGAAATCGTGGTATATCCGCGAAAGAAAGTTTTAAACGTGTTCCTCGGCGGCGGTGAATTGGATCAAATTTTGGATATGCACAACGATGTGATAGAGTGGGCAAAAGCGCAAGGATGTGCAGCCCTAACCATGACTGGTCGATTTGGCTGGAAAAAACCATTGGCGAAGCACGGTTGGAAGCCACTGCACACGTCCTATGTTAAGGAGTTTGAGTAATGTCAAAAGGTGGATCAACGTCATCAATAGTTGAAGTCCCAGAGTACATTGAGAAAGCGGCACAGCGCAACCTAAACCAAGCTGACCTAATCTCAAAACTAGGCTTTATTCCCGAGTATGGCCCAACCGTTGCGGCGTTTACTCCTTCGCAAGAGGCTGCGTTCCAAGGAACGGCTCAAGCCGCTGGCGCTTTTGGCTTGCCCGGTGGTGATATGTCAATGCGGGATATTTCTGGCGGAATGCCCGAGCCTACGACTTACGCAGGCGGCGTGCGTGGTTATTCCTCACTGCCAATCTATGAGCAAGCCCTTGAGGCTTTTGGAGAGGCAAGACCGGGGCAAAAAAGATATGTAGATAGTTTCTTTATTGATCCGGTTACAGGTGTTCCCGGCTCCAATATGCAAGCGCCAGTTGACTACACTTTAGCGCCAACACCCGGTGATCTTGGTGGGATTAGCGCTGGCGGTGGTGGAGGCGCAACTGCTGCTGGCGGCGGCGGCGGCGGCGGCGGCGACACATTCCTTGGCGGCGATTATCTTGGCGGTTCAGAGGCATCTGAAACTTCTCTTATTAACTCTGACTTAACGGACGAACAGTTTTTTGACATTTTTGAATCAGGGGACGGTGTTCCTGTGGTGAGCTTAGGCTCCGAAGGCACCACTGATTCTTGGGTCACGGATCAAGACCTTTACGGCGCTCCGGGTGGGTTTTATGGAAGTTCAGCAGCAAATGAAGCTGCCCTTATTGGTTCTAATTTATCAGACGAAGATTTTTGGAATACTTTTGAAGCAGGCAGCCCAGTTGCCCCTGACGTTACCTCTGGCCCCATTGCTGGATTAGTATCCGGCGGCGGCGCTGACGGCGTTGGCAACTTTGGCCAAGTGGGAGATTTCTTTGGCGGCATTGGTGACGCTTTAGGCATTACAGATTACAGCGGCCAAGGCGGCGGCTTGCTCAGCGGGTCAAACATTACAACTCCAGTCACCCCGTCACCTGCTCCAGCGCCTACAACATTTGTTAATGACTACTCAGACCCAGCCACGTTGGCGAAATACGAAGCCGACAGAGCGCCGGGTGGAATTTTCTACGAAAGCTCAGGCTCGCAACGAGCGGAGGCGGCGCAACAAGCAGCCGTAAAATCTAAAGATGACGCATTAGCTCAATCTGTTGATACTTCCGAGTTGGCAAAATTAGCAAATAGAAAAGACACGGCCCAGCAATGGCTTAAAGACAACGGGTATGGGAGTTACGACAAAGATGATGCTTCTGACGTTCTTCGGAGTAAAGTGGCTGACATTGAGAAGTCTCAACTAAAACAGGGTCTAAAGGACGGCGTTGTGATGGAGAATGACCGTTATAGTGTTTACGTCAATGGGACGTTAATTTCCAGTGAAAAAAGATCAAGCGAAGCTAAGGCGAAACTTGCAAGTGCAACAGGCTAGTATGTTTATGATGTATAAAACCTTAATCTCTTCAGTAAAGAAGGACGTGTAAGATGGCAGGACCAGCTCCAGCACCAACGATGGCGGCGCAGCCTACTGCACAGCCTAACGCAACATATCAGCCAGCTCCAATGGCTCCACAGCCGGGTTTTAACGTAAACCAAGCGGCGGCTGGGGCTTTGCAGGGCGCAATCGGCGGCACTCAGCGTGCCATGCAAGCTCCACTGCAAGTCGGCGCGTATGCCAATCCGTACACCAGCGCAGTCATTGACCGCACTCAGCAAGACATTGAGCGTCAACGCCAGATGGCGATGAACACTCTTGGAGCGCAGGCCACTGCCGCCAGAGCATTCGGCGGGTCGCGTCAGGGAGTTGCCGAAGGTGTCATGGCTGGCGAGTATGGCCGCATGGCTGGCGATATGGCAGCGCAGCAACGTCAGCAAAACTACAGTCAAGCATTGCAAGCCGCTATGTCAGACCGTCAGGCTCGCCTCGGCGCAGCGTCACAAATGGGTCAACTTGGCCAGCAGGCATTTGGCACAAGTCAAGCAATCCAGCAGCAGCAAGCGCAGCAAGGTCTGTTGCAGCAAGGTATTCAGCAGGCTCTTATTGATGCGGCAAGGCAGCAGTATGCTGGCTATACTGGCGCGCCAGCTCAATCGCTTCAAGCTCCGCTAAACGCGCTTGGCATTGCACAACAGGGTGGGGCAAAAACAGTTACGGAATCACAAAGTCCCGGCCTACTCAGCTACTTGCAAGTTATGGGGCAAATGTGCTGGGTAGCACGCGAAGTTTACGGCGAGGACGATCCAAAGTGGTTGCAGTTCCGCGAGTGGGTTATCGGCTATTCGCCAAACTGGTTTTACAACGCTTACAGCAAATATGGCGAAAGTGTGGCAAAAGTTGTGGCAAAAGTGCCAGCACTTAA